GTTCTGGCAATGGTTAATATTAATGATAGTTATCTATCTTCTTACTTGGTTGGTAAGTTGGTTGGATGACTGGGACGATTAGAGGAGGTGACTGTTGGTCTTGCAGCATGTTTGATCAAGATTTAAAGGCAGGAGAAAAATCAACTGATAGCCTGCACTTGGAAAGTCACCTCGAGGAAGTCTACATTCATGGTTCTTTGATATTTAATGCCCTTAAATGGGCAGGGTATCAAGATCCGAGGTTTATATTTCAATTAGATCATTGGCTATTTTTTAGGGATATTATCAAAAGAGCGGTCAAAAGATATTTCAAAGCTAATTTAGGGATTGCGGGGTAAATATGGAAAAAAAATTGTATTGCGAATGCGGCGAAATTTTAGAGACAGGATTTTTAGGTATTTTATACTGTCCTGAATGCGGGAATGATTGGAAAATACCCGAAGGGCAAGAAAATGATAAACGGTACTTTTTTCAAGTTAAACATGAAGAGGGTAAAAATGAAACGAGGTAAAAAGCTTACACGGAGTATGAAGGCGGCAAAAGGCGGAAAAGGAAAAGGTAAGAGTTTATACCTGAGAAAAAAGAATTTTCTGGCATCCGTTAAAATGTGGGGTTTTGAATTTGGTTTAGGGGAAAAGCCTTGGAAGTAAGTTAGACCCTCCAACAGTATCGGTTAGGATCTGGAGGCGCTTAGCCGATACGATTGGCGGATTTAACATCGAAAAGTGGAGGTCAATAAAATGTTTTATTTATGGGAATTTTTAAAAATTGCAGGTTTGATCATTTTTTTGTGGATTTTTATTGTGGTTCTTTTGAGCTATTAAAATTAAAGGTTGAAAGGTTGAAATTATGTTCTGGCAATGGTTAATATTAATGATAGTTATCTATCTTCTTACTTGGTTGGTAAGGTGGTTGGATGACTGGGACGATTAGAGGAGGGAATTATGCTTGAAGATTATGCAAGAATAAGCTGGACGGTTGAGGACGTTGAACATGCCAGGGATTACTTAGGGTTGAATGATTTTGGGTTGCCTAAATGGACTGAGGAAAGATCCGCAAAATTCTTGGAAAAGTATCAAGAGAGAATTGTTGATGAAATGGTATCGGCTGGCTGGCAAATCATTTATGAGTTCTTAAGTAATGAAAAAGAAAACTAAAAACTGAAACAAAAGGAGGGTAAAAAATGATTACAAAAGAGCAAGCTTTAAAGTTGGAATATGGCCAAGTGCTTTATCACAAAGTTCAGAGAAATGCCGATGGAAGTCCGCGAAGGTGGAGGGTGAACGGAAAGGTTAAGACTTGGAAAAGAAGTCCCGAAAGGTTTAAGGTGCCGTTGAAATACGGGTTGTATGGATATGATTATTTAGATGAAACGGTTGCGGATCTTCTTTTTTTGGATGAAAGTTTGGTTGAATAAACTGGAAGGAGGGAAATGCTATGGGATACACAGTCGGCGATTACATAAACGAGTGCAAAGAAGAAGAACAAGGTTACTACGCTGCGACATGGTGGCAATGGAATGACATCGCTGAAAAGCGGCAAGAACTTGAATTGCCTGAATGGTCTGAAAAGCGATGTCGGGATTTTCTAAGGAAGATTGAGAATAACCTTCAGGATGAAATGGTTCGGTTCGGTTGGGAAATGATTGAAGGTGAATTGACTGAATGAAGAAGAAGATTAAAAACAAAGACTACTCCAAACTAACGCCGATGCAATCCGAGTTCATTTGCAACAAAGTTTGGTTGTTGGGTTCGGTTGAAGCGGTTAAGAAGCACTATGATAAGCGGTGTTTGGTTGACGATTTTGCGAAGGTCGTTGCGCGGTGTCTGTTTGGAGGGAAGGGGAGAAAATGAATGCTTATGAGAAAGAGGTTGATGAAAAAGAATTTGAGGAGATGCTGAATGAGAACTACGATACGGTAAAGGTAATGGGCATGGAATACGGCCAAGGTACTGCGCTGAAGGAGCTTGATCCGATTGCCTTCCGTTGTGCAATGGCTGATGAGCCGGTTGTTTGGGTTTGCAGTGAATGCAGCGCTGAGTTTCCTGAAGCAGACCACGGCGGGGACGCTGAAGAATTTGCTAATGAATGCTGTTTTTAAGGAGGTGGTAAAAGTGTGTGAGGACATTAAATACCCGGAAGAAAGGAAGCAGGCAGATTTTGATCGGCTGTTGAGGCAGATGGTTAAAGATCGGCGGCTGATTGAGGGGTTGATTGATCGGTTGACTGTGTTGGAGGGGTTTGTTGAGGAAGTTGGAAAGATGGCGAAGACTATCGAATAGGAGGGAAGGATTATGGCAGAATATGACCAGTTAGGTGGAGTTGGTGAGGTTGAATATTACCAAAAATCTGAGTTTCCATCCCCTTGTTTGGGTTGTCCTGGCTTTTCGGTTGATAAAAGAGGGTGCGTTGATAATTGTGTGAAGTTGACAAAATGGCAGATTGAATGCGGTGCGCTGCCCAAGAAAAGATGGGATGGGGATGTAAAAAGGATGGGTAAGAATGGAGAAAGGTTGTGTGGTGACTGCGGCGGGAAACTCAGGTATGAAGATGGGGTGATTTATTGTACGGAGTGTTGGGAGGTTCACATGCGGTTGAAGGGCACAGAGACAGGGGATCGGGTTGAGTACCTTTTAAAGAAAGGTTGGGATATTGCTCAGGTTGCAAAGGTGTTCGGGATGGATCAAGGCTATATAATGGTTGTTGGCCGACGGTTGGGGTATAGTTTTCCCAATGTGATTGAGGAAGGCGAGAAGATTGCGGTTGTCGATTATGCTCTTTTAAATGGTGCCAGGAAAGCGGCTGAAAAGTTTGGGCTGCACGCTGAGACGATCAATAGGTATTGCAGGGAGTTGGGGTTGGGGGTGAAGGAGAGGTATGCGCGGTTGAAAGTCGAGGCCGGTAGGTTGTATGAAAATGGGGTGAGTGTCGGGGAGGTGGCAAGGCAGTTTGGGGTTAGCTGGAAAACTGCCAAGAGGTGGAAGGAGGTGAGGAGATGAAAGTGGCGCATGGCTCCATCGAAGGATAGAGCGAAACTGCGGGGTATCACATATCAGGGAATTGCCGACGCAATGGCTGACCAGTGGGGTTAGAAAAAAGATTGAGCAATCCGCAACAATGAAAAATGTTTTGCTTGCATAGCTTGATTAGCTGTGTTAGTTTCCGAGTCAGTTGCAGGAGCATCTTTGCCAAGGAGACGCTTCTGTGTGTGACTCAAAAGCGGCGGGCATCGGCGGAACCGGACAGTCGCGTTGGTGCTCGCCAATCTTCCTACTGAATTTCTTTGGAGAGAGAAATCATGCGTAAAATTAAGGTTGAATTACGTTTCGATTGTGCTCACTGGTTTGAAGCTGTCGGCGGAGTTGACATCCCTGTGACGATTGCAGGATATGTTGCTCATCTACAAATTGCCTGTAGGCAAGAAGCGGCTCAGAGCATAATTGATGATCTAAAACAGGAGGCTAAAGATGGCTGACTTCGGCTATGTTTGGGACGGTAAAGACGTTACTGCGTACTCCACAAGGCACATGCCAAATGCGTTGTTAAAGCGGTTGAAGATTTTGGCCGGTCAGATGGATCAGTCGGTTGAATGGGTGTTGAATCAGGCGCTGGATTTGGGCATCACGCAGATGGAAAGGAGACAGAGATGATCTGGTGCGACAATAGCATACTCGAATCGGTTGCCAAATGCTCAACTCAGGTGCTCATGCGTTACGTGTTTGGTTGGGGTACTAAAGGCGGGAAGATTATGGCGAATGCGGGAAAGGCGATTCATAAAAGCCATGAGGTGTGGTTCTCCCGATGGGATCTGACCGCTGCGATGGCCGAGTTTGACAGGTACTATGCTGCGTGGGTTGAGCCGGATGCACAAGAGTTGGAGCCGAAGGATGCTTGCCAAAAAGAGAACCTGCGTGCTGTGGTTGAACAGTATTACAAAAATCATGGGCAGGATTTCTTCCCGTTTGAACCGCAGGTGGCCGGAATGGAACAGGTGCATGGGAGTACTTTTGGTGAGATTGAAGGTGAGGAGGTCATGTTCTTTGGGCTGATCGATCTGCCTGTGCGGGAGAAAAAGACAGGGGCGCTTTATGCCTGTGACCATAAGAACAGGTTTGGCTATATAAACGAATGGTGGACGAAAAAGTTTGCGCTGACGAGCCAGTTTACGGGGTATGTCTGGCTGTTGCAAAAGTTGTATAATGAGATGGTTCCGGGGGTTTACGTGAATGCTATTCAGGTACAAAAGCTGCCTGATCCGACTACCAGGAAGTGCGCTACGCATAAAGTGCCTTATTCTCAGTGTTGGGAGCAGCACGCGAAGTCTCAGTTGTTTATCACGACAAGGACGCCGATTGCGATTCAGTGCTGGGAGACTCAAGCAAGGGCGCTTGCGGCACGGTACGTGCGGTTGAAAAAGGTGTTTCAAACGATTCAGATGGTTCAGTATGCGCCGGATGAAGGAAGGTTTTCAGGCGCATGTGTGTTCTGTGATTTTAGGAAGTGGTGCAGGGCAGACAGGCCGGTTGGAATGATTGAGGGGATGTTTATTAATGAACCTTGGGAGCCTTGGAAGGAGGGCAAATAATGTTTCCACCAATTCATGCAATGGTATACTCAGACACCGGCATCGGTAAAAGCACGTTTGCGCGGACGTTCCCTAAGCCCATGCTGGTTTTTTGTTTTGACCCGATGGGAAAAGACTTTCCGTACCGAAAGGATTTGCAGGGTAATATGCTGCCGGACTCAGGGCTGTTGAGCTATCCGATCAATGTCGCGCAGGGGGCTGTTGAGGTGCCGTACAGGGATGTGCAAGATCCTGAAGGGGTGATTAGGATTGAGTACTATCACGATGACCCTGAAACGCCAGGAGCGATTAACATGTTTCGGTATCGACTGGCGAATCTGCATTTGGAGTATGCAAACTGGCAGACGATTGTTACTGATTCGATTACCTTTATGGAGTTGAGTGCGAGGAAATGGGAGGAGAAGGTGATGAATCCGTTGACTAAATATGCGAAAGGAACCGATACGAGACAGTGGTTTGCCGGAAGCACGGATACGATTGAGGAGTTGGTGATCATGCGGTATGCGTCCTTGCCGATGAATGTTGTTATTTGTTGTCATATTGATGAAAGGACAAACATGCGCAGCGGGGAGATCCTCCGTGGACCCTTCGCCCCTGGCAGGCTTTCCAAAAGAGGGGAACTCTCCGCTGCCTTTCAGGAGCAGTACCATCTTTATTCTGGAAGGGGTGAGGATGGGCAGATGATTCGGTTTTTGCAAAGCGAGAATGACGGTGATTGGGTTGCGACTACTCAGATAGGGTGTCCGAACGACTGCTATCCTCATTATTTGAGTTTGTGGAAGAATTATAAAAGTTAGGAGGGCGAAATGGCAACTTCGATAGAATTTGGCGTTTACTTACTGCCTATCGCTTACCACTGCAAGTACTGCGGAAACTCTCAAGGCAAAGTTGAATTAAGTGGACCGCATTATAAGCTGAGTTGCGCTAACTGTGGAAAGTATTTGCAGTTTCTGTCAAAGGAGCATTTTGATAGCATTCAAGCGTATTCAGCGCCAGTTCATCCCGAAGACGATACTTCTTTTACAGAATGCGACGAAAGCCCTGACGCTGAAAGGCGAATGCTTGAGGGAATCAACTTTAAATTGGATCTTATAATTGATCATTTTGATATTAAAACGAAAGGAGAACAAAAATGAAAATCAAAGTTACGGCGGCAGGTATCGTGGTTACTTGTGAAGGGGCTGATAGAAGAGGCGTGCTCAAGGATTTGGCGTATGGGTATAAATTCGTCAATGACAATCTGGACGTGAACACGCAAAAGCCGAAGGCGAAAAAGAGAAAGGCGGCAAAGAAAGCGATGCAGCCGCCGAAGGCTCCTATAAATAGCCATCTCCGTCAATCCGTGGTTGACCAGAAACAGCAAAACTGGAAAGATGAGGCCAAAAGCGCCGAAGAATCCTGATCCGAACAAAATCGTTATCAAATAAACAACTAACTAAAATAGGAGGAATAGAAAATGGGTAGACAAATGCCTTGGGATGACATCCCTGATAGTAATGTGTTTCCAACCGGCTTTTATCATGTTCAAGGAGTCAAGTTGGAAGAAACAATGAGTTCCGGGGGTAAGTTGATGTTTTCCGCCGAAGCAGTGATCGTCGAGCATCATGCGACAAGCGCATACACCGGAATGCATATTTTCAACAATTTTGTCATCGGAAGTGATGACGACCCCGAAGCTCAAGTGCCGGGAACTTGGGCAAAAGGTTTTGGCCGGTCATACAAGCAAATGATTGCCGCTGCCCAAATAACGGAGAAACATGACACGGACAAGCAATGCGCTGCTTTCGCCGGAACTCAATTCATTTGGGGCCTTAGAGCGCAGAAGCAGCCGGACACGAACCGTGATGGAACTCCAAACCCGTTTGCCGGGAACGAGCAAAACAATGTTACAAGGTTCTATAAAGTTGGGGCAAAAGACCCTGAGATTGAGCCGAAGAAAGTGGTTCCTGGTGCCGGTGTAAAGGCTGCCGTGGCTCCGACTGCGCCGCCTTTGGCTCCTGCTGCTCCAACACCGATTGCACCTGCCATGCCTGGTTCACCAGTGCCTCCGCCTGCTCCTGTTGTTCCAATGGCTCCTGCGCCTGTTACGCCTGTAGCTCCAGCAGCTCCGCCTCCGCCCGTAAATCCGGCTCCAGCTCCGGCAGGTACAACCCAAATGCTGCCTTGCAACATCTGCGGCCAGCAGGTTGAGGCTGCGCAGTTCGCAGCGCACATCAATGCTTGCTTGGCGGCTCAGGCGGCTAAATAGTTTTCAAAGTTGGGCGCTGCTCCGACGCCCTAATATCGGAGCTTGCCATTGCCGCAAGGTGTTGCCCCACACCAGTCTTTTGACGAAGTGCGCTCGGACTTAATTGCCCTCAGTTGTGAGTGCGCAGGGGCTTTAAACTTTATAAAGGAGGATAAAAATGTCAGATGACCAATTAACTCTTGTGCTCAACCAGCAGTTGGCAGTCGAGATGAGCCAGCCGCAGTTTATGGATATGATGCAAAAGATCAGCGCGTATGAAGTGCAAAGCGCCAGTGTGAGGGTAGGAAGCGATCCTGAGTACCAAATGGCAACCGATTCGCTGGTCGCGGTTGCCGAGGTCAGTAAAGGGCTTGAGGCTATGCGGGTGAGAATTGTTGCTTATCCAAATACGTTCGTCAAGACGGTGAATGCCACGTTTAAAGGATTGAAGGAACGGTGTCTAAGAACAAGAGAGCGGTTGGAGTACCATGCCGTCAAATATAAAGATAAAAAAGATGCCGAGTTTGCTAAGCAACAAGCAGAAATTGAGGCGGCTCGCCAAGCGAGTCCTGAAGCCAATGTCGCTGAGGCAGACGTGGATGGTCCGGTTCAGATGACGCTGCCCGAAGCTGCGCCTACGCCGCCGATGCAAAGCACTCAGGCCAGTGAGGGAGGAAGTGTCAGCTATCGGCAGGGAAGGCCGAAGGTTACGGTTGAAAATGCTGTTAAGCTGATACGAGCGGCGTTGAGTGATAAGAACAAGGTGCCGACGGATATAATTAGCATTGATGCTGCGGCGTTGAGGAAGGCTGTCGAAAGCGGTGTGATGACGACCAAAAAGTGGGCCAGTTATGGGGTGGTGGTTGAGGAGGTGAAGGAGATGGTGGTCAGAACGTGAGCAACCTCGTCAAAGGTCAAGGGCCGATGGATGCCAAGATCGTGCTGATCGGCGAGGCTCCGGGTAAGACTGAAGAGGTGCTCAAAAGGCCATTCGTTGGAGCAAGCGGTAATATGCTAAACGATTGGTGGCGGGATCTTGGGCTGAGCCGGGGGGAAGTCAGAGTGGATAATCTGCTTCAGTTCAGGCCGCCGGGGGGGAAGATTGAAAATGCAACGGTTGAGGAGTTAGTTGACGGTGTACACGACCTGCGAGAAAGAATTTCAAAATTACATGCGCCTCACGTCATTGTACCTACAGGCAATTACGCTACATTCGCGCTTACAGGCAAAGGCAAAGTTAAAGCCGCATTGCGTAAAGCTTTGGGCGAAGAGGTTACAGCGTCTGAGGCAGAGAAAAAGGCGGGCATCCTTCGCTTACGGGGCAGTGTTTACCCCTACAGGACTTTGGCGGGACACTCATGTAAGTTGATCCCCACCATTCATCCTTCCTGGTTCTTCCACGGCAATATGTCAAAGAGAGGTATCGCTTATGCTGACTGGAGACGCATTATACGAGAGAGCCAAGCGCCGGTGTATGCTCCGCTTGCAAGGACACATGTTATTGAGCCAACAGAGCACGATGTTGAGCAGTACGTTAGGTTTGTTAAACATTACGAACAAGATATTAGGTTGTCTCTGGACATTGAGACTTGGGGACATACTCTGTCATGCGTCGGATTCTCGCACGCTGGCGATTATTCTATCACAATTCCGACAACCTCAAAGTCTTTACGCAGTACTTTTCTACCATACATTAAGCAACTGTGTGATACGCGGTGTGAGAAGATACTTCAAAACGGGCTTTACGACTACTACTGGTTGGCCGAGCAAGGAATAAAGCCTGTAAATTGGCAGTGGGACACAATGGCAATGGCTCATGCGATCAATCCGATTGGGCAGTTTTCTCTTGATTACCTGTGCTCAATTCATATTGACAGTTACCAGTACTGGAAAGATGAGGCCAAAGATGCTGAAGAAATTAAAAAGTATGCGCGGGATCTTCAAAGTTTGTGGGTCTACAACGGCCTTGATTGTTGCTATACCTGGGAGCTGCATGAAAAATTACGAGAACAGTTGGACGTGCAAGGCCGAGAAGAGTTTTATCTTCGGCACTATCGAGATCTTTTTATTCCGCTCCTCGGACTCATGCGGCAAGGTGTGGCGGTTGACACGAAAGCGCAGAGTGCGTGGGCAAAGGAGCTGATGCTTGGATGTCAGGAGTCAAGAGAGGAGCTGGCGCGGCTGGCTGGAGAGGATCTTTTCGCTAAGAAGGACTTTTCCAAGGTTAAGTTGCATAGATTCTTTTATGAGACGCTTGGTATTCCTAAAAAGAGGAAGATGACAAAGGGTGTTGAGGGTAAGAAGTACACGGTCACGCTGGACAAACACGCGCTAAATGATTTTGTTATTAAGTCTCAGATGCCAAGGCACAAAAAGAAGTATGAACCGGCCAAGGCACCGAGTCTGTTGATTCTTGATTTTAGGAGGAATAAAAAGAAAGCGGATTCGATGAAAGGAGCGTGGGATGGAGATCATAGGATACGTTGCGAATACAAGTTTCGTACTGAGAGCGGGAGATTGGCTTCAGCGAAGAACCCCATGGGGAAAGGTTACAATCTACAGAACCCTTCGCGGAAGATACGGCACACTTTCTTGCCGGATAGTGGATGCGTCTTTGTTAAGATTGATCTATCTCAGATTGAAGATCGGGTCGTTAAAATGCTCACTCGGAGCAAGCGCTTGGTACGACTCGCCAATCTTCGGCCTGATGAGTTCGACGCACACAGTTATAACGCAGCTCGCATCTTTAAAGTCTCCGAGGCAGATGTATCGTATGATCAGAGGTATTTAGGCAAAAAAGCGGTGCATGGAGCGCAAAGAGGGATGGGAGGGGAGCTGTTGAGTAAGGAGCTGCTGGCTGACGAAGATGCGCCATTGGTTGTGGGAGTTGCTGAGTGCCAGAAGATGATTGACAGCTACCTGGAGGATCACCATGAAATCAGGGATATTTACTTTCCGCAGATCCGAAAAGAAATGTGGGAGTTCAAATGTCTTACCAATAGCTGGGGCAGGGTGTGGGACATTGGCGAATTTGCCGACTTCGATGACGACCTTTATCGGAAAGGGTTTTCTTTTAAACCCCAAAGCGAGAACGCGGACCTGCTTAATCAGTGGGGGCTTGTTCCCTCGTACAACTTCATTAAAGATGAGAAGCTGGATGTTCGAATTAACCTTCAAGTGCATGATGAATTGATTGCCAGTTGTCCGGTGGAGCAGGCTTATGATTATACCGCTTTTGTGGTCAAGCATTTAGAGCAGGTGAGGTGGTATTATGGGAACCCGCTGGTGGTGCCTGCCACAATTACGATTGCCGATAGCTGGAAGGATTCAAGGAATGAATTTAAAGCGCTTCCGAGCAGGAGTGAGTTTGAGCAGGTGGCGTGGGGTGTAATGGAGGAGATCAATGCAAAAGCCATACGATCATAAAGTCGTACAGGATATTCTTAAAAACGTAAAGCCTGATGCTTCGATGGCAATGGAAGCGTTGAAGAAGGCGAATGATACGATCTTAATGCTAATCAATCAAGCAAAAACTGCCGAGGCTCGCTGGAACGAAATCTTCATTGTGGCGGCCACAATTTTGAATAAGTTCGATAAGAAAATTGTGTTGAGTGTGGATGATATGGTTGCGCTGAGTCCGACGGATTATCAGATCACGGTTGATAGTGAGGGAGATGACAGGGTGATAAGGTTAAGGCACATCACCTATAAGAAAGGTGAATAGTGGAACCGATCTTGGGCCGGACCACAAACATGATTAATTTGTACCTGCACATCTGCGGCAAGGATGAAGTGCCTACTGCTTACTATCTGTGGACTTGCCTTGCCATGATCGCCGCCTGTGTCAGTGATAGAGTATACTTTTTTAGGAGACGAGAGAAGCCAATTTATCCTAACCTTTACTCAATACTGGTTGGGGAGAGTGGCAGTGGTAAGAACATTGCCTTTGACCAGATGGAAAAGTTTATTGAACCGATTCCGATAATTAATTACAGGCGGCAAAGGCTGACGGCTGAGCACTTGATGGATGTGCTGGGAAAGCCGACCATTGATCCGAATACGGGGCAGAGAGTGTTGAGCAATCCAAGGGTGTTTTTGTGTATGCCGGAAATCACTGCGTACTTTAGAAAAGGTGATCATGCAGATACTTTTATTCAGACGCTCACTGAGCTGTACGGGGGGAATGCGAGTTTCTCAGATGGCACAAGGATGCACGGTGAGACTGTTATAAAAGGTGCGTGTATTAATTGGTCCGCTGGCACGACAAAGGAATGGCTGTTAAAGGCCATGACACCGGAGACTGTGCTCAGTGGATTCTTTGCGCGGATAATTACGGTCTACCCGGAGCAGGAAAAGAACAGAGATGATAAGACGCTAAGAGTTTGGGATAATATTGAGTACCCGCCGGATTATGAAGCTGTAGTTGAGCATTTGCAGGCAAGAGTGATTGCGCTAACTATGCTGCAAGGTCAGATGTATATGGATGAACATGCTCATGCGTATGTCAGACAATGGAACGAGAACCGACCGGAGCCGACTGATGAGTTTCTCAGGCCGTGGTGGAGAAGGGAAAGAGAGACGGTTGCCAAGCTGTCGATGATACTTTGTCTGGCTGATGGGAAGGGTCCGTATATAAGGCAAGCGCATGTGAGTACGGCAATCAAGATATTGAAAAGTGTTGAGAACAATTTACCGGATCTGATTAATTACAGCCAGCACGCACCGAGCACGGAAAAGACGATGAGGGCTGAGAAGATTATCAAGAAAAGAGGGACGATCACCAGGACTCAGTTGGCAAGAGGGCTGTCAAGGTATCTGAATCGAGTGGAGTTGAATGCGGCGATATTGGATTTGAAAGATAGGAAGTGTGTGACGGAAACGAGGACGGCTAAAGGAGGGATTGTCTATCATTGGGATGATGGGAGTAAATGATAAAAGGAGGGCATACCATGAGCAAATATGATCCCGTTGAGTTTTGTGGAGAGCTTAGGCACGAAACCGACAAAGCCTATCTTGTTTATGACGGAGCTGATGAGGTCTGGATTCCCAAAAGCCAATGCTTGGATGTTCAGCAAATCGGCGGCACGTTGAGTTCTGACTACGAATTCACCATTCCCGAATGGTTGGCTGAAGAAAAAGGAGTTATATAAATACAAAGGAGGTACATTATGAAGCGAATTGCATTTGTTTTAATGGTGTTGATCATGACGGTTGGAATAGCATGGGGCCAAGAAGAGACGGTAAAAGACTGGGGTATTTATACGAAGCTCAGCAATGGTGCCACAATCGATGTCGCCGCCGCGCTGACTTTGGACAAATCAGCGTCAGGGTTTTTTGCCAACTCAGGGTTTAAGGAAGAGACGGTAAAAGCTACGGATCAAGCTAAGAAACTGCTGAGAAATCTGTGGGACATACCTGAGATTGCCAACATGCGATACTCTACATGGCAAATTCTGCTGGTCAAACCGAGGCTGGTTGAGTGGAATAAGGCTACGTTTGATCAGGTTGATAGAGCTATGAGCATCTGGTGGAAGGCTGTTGCGCCTTCAAAAGTGGTGGAGAAGAAGAAATGACCTATCGGCCGAAGGAAAAGATATTGACGGCAGGGGAATTGTGTCAATGGTGGCAGATTACCACTGAGCAGTTGGATAAACTGAGGCTCAAACGCGGCCTCCCCCACACAGAATTGGCTCGTGGAGTGTACCTTTTCAGCGAGAAAAGGATAGCTGAATGGCTGATCGCCAATGAGACGATTCTTCGGAGGTCGCAGGGTCTGAGTTAGTGCTTCTGAACACCACCGTAAAACCGTTCAACCACCCCTGAACGGACCTGAAAATAGGCTCAACGGGGGTGGTTTTTCGGGGTCCATAGGAAGGTATGCCTGAAGGTCAGATCGTCCGAATTTGGCTAACTCAGCGGAGGCGGCGCAAGCATCCTTTCAGTCACAGGCCAGTTGATTTGAGCTGGCTCTTCTTCCATTTCCCACGGTTTGTCGTAGAACTCACGAGCTTCGATTGACAGGTTCTTTTTGAAAAACCATTCTCGGTTCATGTTGCCAGCTACGAGGACGGAACGGGCAAACTTGCTGGTTCCGGGTCCGGCTACGAATCCATCTGTTATGATGCGGGTTAGTTTTGGGTTCGACATGACTTTGGCTAAGGCGTAAGGGGTGAAGAGGACAGCTACTCCGCCGCCGATCACACGCTCGACTGGTTGACCTGCTCCGTACATGATGCCTGTTGCGGTTCCGGCGAGCACGCTGGCCTGGATGATCTTCATTAAGATGTTCGATTCTTTGGCTTTTGATAGAAGGTTGAGGGTTGTCGCGGCGTCGCGCAAGGCTTCAGGTGCGTTGGGTCCGAAGATCTCACGAACGAATCCAGGTCCGTTTTGACGTTGGAGGCGGTCGAGGGTGCGGGAAAGCGCTGCTCCGCTGACAGCTCCGGTTTCTTTATCGATGGCTTGGGATAGGAACCAATGACGCAATGGTTGGCGGACTGTATTTTCGAAGTCTTGCATGTTCAAAACATCAGAGGATGCGAAATATTTTTTGACTGAGATTAAGGTGTCCGCTCCTTGGGAGCCTTGAAACATTCCGATGATCGATGCGGGCTTTTCATCCCCTATCTTTTTAAACATCGTGTCGATGATCTTCTTTTCAATGCGCTCGCCGTGGCGGGCTGCGAAGTCGTTTGCTTCGCGGAACTTGGCGTAGGCCGAAGGCGGCTGAGGAAGAGGAGCCGCGCCTTGGGCAGGGGTCAGGCTTTCTTTCAACGCATCGTCTAAATGATCTTTAAACTTAGTTGAGAATCGCTTCATTCCACCTTCCTTACTTTTTGCAAACATCCGATTGACATTGTGGTAGAGGTCTACAGCGGTTTCAACGGGCAAGGTGTGCGCCATCTGGTCAATGATCTCCTGCACCTGTTGCGGAGGCAAGGCTTGGAAGATAGCTTCCAATTCGTCAGGAGTGCGAAGCATTAAGTCTTCGCCGCCTTGAATGGCACGCATGACTGCGGGATCACTTCGGACTACTTTGGCAAGGACGCCGCGAGCAAATCTGTTGGATGCGTTTTCACGTAGATAGGTGAAAGCGTCGCCGAGATTGACATCGATGCCTTTGCCGTATGCCATTTGCCTGAACTCGTCGAACAGATGGTTGGTCTGATGCGTGATGTAAGCTTTGTCCTTGCTCAACAATCCTTTCATCATGTTACCAAATTGTCGAGGAGTTGTCTTGGTTGCTGAGTTTAGAAAGTTGGTAACAAACTCACCGACTTTGGCTTGATTACGCATGTCAGTTTTGCGCATGACACGTCCGCCACCGAAAGACGAGCGAGCGATTGATCCCATGGTGTCGGCTAAGGTTTTTTGCCCTTCGTGAAGTTGGTCGAGGGTTAGTCCGTAAGGGTTGTCAGGTGAGTACAGGCGGCCAAGGAAACGCTGAGAAGTTTCAACGTCTGACGTGTAGCCTCCCTTCGGCTTGAAGATCCTGCCAAGAGTTTGTTTCATAATCGGGCGCGTTGTGAAGTTCTTTAGTTTGTTGGCGTGCTGGCCGAGCCATGGTAAAAGAAAACGATCGCCCCAGTAGCCGAGTCCACCGCTGACTGCTGCGTCTTTGACGATCTCCCCCTGGCGTTTAAGTGCTTCCATTCCGCTCTGGTATTCGGGGTTGGATAGCATCTCCTCAACTTCTCCGGCAGCCAGTTCAGAGCCAAACACGACTGCGGCAAGTTTTAAAGGAGAAAGGGATGGCATGACCATCGGCGCTGCAATGGCTGTGCTTCGGACGAGTCCGCCTGCGAAACGAGTTCCGGCTGTCATTTGATCAGGGGTTAAGGCAGTCGGTTTGCCTGTGATCGCTGAGATGTCTTGGTCTATGGGTGATGGAGTTGGGTCTGCTGCGACTGATGCGCCCATCGATGATGCGATTGCTTCTTGTATTTGGTCGGCTGACATTTCATCGGGAAATTCTATTACGTCGTCTCCGACCTCGATTAGCTGGGCCATTATTTAATTACCTCCAACTTCTTTGTCTTAGGATTCCAGCGCTTGGTTGCTTTCTTCTCTTTTACTCGTTGAGGAAGCACTGCCTTCTCAGCGTTGGCAAGGCGTCCTGTCATCAGCTTTTTCATGCTGGCAAAAACAGCTTCCATTTCCTCAGCCGAAGAGAAGTCGCCGGACTTCAGTTTCTTGGCTCGAACGATGTCGCCTTCGTTTAAGACTCCGCGCTCGGATGCGATGTTACGGGCCATGACTGAGAGCAAGCCGTCTGAGATTCGAGTGTAGACGCGAGAGTTTACGTCGGTTCCGGTGAAGCGTCCAGCCTTTAAGCGTGCGGCTTGTGCGACGAGGCTGAAAAAGTTCGGGTCGGCTGTGATGATTCCTTGGGCGAGGGAATGCAGTTCTTCAAGCTGATCGAGTGCGTCCCACACGTCTGAACGGTTCTTTTGGACCCAAAGCGGTACTTGGATGAGTCCTTTTTCTTTTACTTCACCCATGGTGGTTCCGACTGGCACCTGAAGAGCTTGAGCCAACTCGCGGCTGATAGGTCGCCGGTCTGTAAGGCTTAGATCGACTTTGCCAAGCTCTTCTTTCCTGCGGGCTGCTCGGCTTGTAGGGTCTGATCCTCCGCTGCCTGTTGCTTGCGCCTCAATGATGTCTGCGGCGGATTCGGCTCCAAGTGCTTGAGCGGTTGCTTCCTCTTCAGTCATCGTCAACTTTTCTTGCTTCAGTGCTTGATTGACCTGTTGCGCCTGCTGTTGTGTGATCTCTCGCGGGTCCACAATACCAAACATTTGATAGGCTTTTTGCGCAAGCTCGGCAGAGATCGGCGGACCTTCTAAATTGATCAGCACGCCGCGCACTTCTTCGGGCATGTATCCGCCCATCTCGTTTGTTACTGCGCGTAAGGCGTAGTGCTGGACGGCTGAGCTGAGTGCCTGGTCAGTCATCTTCACACCACCTTCTCGTGCCATTAAAGTGATGGCGCGTCTGATGTCAGGGCTGTTTTTTAGCTGGAGAACGCCTGACCAGTATATCTGCTCGGATAGTTGTTCGCGCCGCGTCGGGTCCAACATCTGTAAAGCTTGCGTGCTTGGCATTCGCTTGGATAAATTAATGGTTCGCTTAATGGCTTCAAAGTCTGCTTCGAGTGGTGTGATTCCTGGCTTTTCTTTTGAGATGGTTTTTAGGTTATTCTGGAATTGCTGGAACCACTGCGCGTCGAGCTGTCCTGTGTCGCGTTCCCACTGCACGTTGATGTTGCCGTCTTCGTCGTAAGAGACTCCCTTTGGATAGAAAGGCGCGTTGCCCGGAGACAGTATCTGAGAGGTAGGCAAAATGGGTACTTCAGTCAGCTCGCCAGGGCGCATTTCGGGCTGAGGTCCGGCACCGACCAAAGGCGGCTCGGCAGAAGGTGTTTCGATTTGAGGCGTCGCGGTCGGTTGCATGGCACCGTGGATAGATGCAGGAGCTGCGGGCTGTGGTTGAGGCTGGCCGCCTTGCAGTCCAGCTATGATTGCCTGGACACGCTCGCCTTTCGCTGCGTTCTCTCTGTCATCAGAGAGTTTTTTGTCTAACATCTTTGCCCCAAACCCAGCGCCTAAAATAAGCGGAGCTATAAAACCTATAGGTAAGGCCATTTTATCCTCCTAACCACCAAAATCAAACTTAAACGGGCTGAGCATCGCACCCAACATCCCACCCGCAGCGCCTTGAGATGAAGCTTCGGCACCTGCTGCTTGCCCAAGTCCTGTCACCACGGTCTGGTTGGCTCCGGTGACATAACCTGGGATTTGCTGGAGTAATTGCATGACAATGTTCGTTGGGATCTGAGCAGTTGTCTGCTCACCCCTTTGAACGGCTTCGCCCCTAATGCGTGCGCCAAACGGCGAGTCGGTCAAGCCTCCTTGAGCTAACTCTGCGTCCAAAGCCCGCAACGCATTGGAGGTCGCTTGCCGTGATCGCTCTTGCGACTTTGCGATGATCGGCATACGCGCCTCAACGCCTCCAGTGGTTAGCGCTTCGGAGTATTGACTGGTCAGTTCTCTGCGTAGTGGTGTCGTCTCGCGGAAAAACGCTTTTGCGAGTTTCGCCAGATCCTCACCTGCATCATTTCCTCCACCTTTTCCTCCACCACCCATGATATTTCCTCCTATTTACCTAACAATCCCAAGAGAGCGCCGATGGGGTCCAATACCTTTCCAACAACTTTACCCGCTTTTTTGCTCCCTGTTGCTTTCTTGCCCGCGTATTCGCCTGCCGTGCTTATCCAACTGCGGATGGGATCTGCCCAATAGTCGGCTGCGGCAGGAAGGCGTTTTAGCATTTTGCTCGTGTCTTTGTTTTTCCAGGCTGCGTCGAATTTCTCCCCGGCTGTGGCTGATAGGCCCATTTTGTTTCGAAGAGCCGCAAACCACGGTTCTGTCGTGGGGCTTCTGTCACGCAATCCGCCGCCTTCGAACCAATCTCCGGTTTCCTGTCCTTCGATTGTGCGTTTGTTGGTTCCGGTTGCTTTGCTCTGCCCGTATCCGATTGCGGCGATTAACGCTGCAATGATTCCGGCCTGTCCCAAGGAACCGATGCCGCTGCTTCCGCTTTCCATGCCTGCCCCTCCACCGACAGGGCTGTCAACCGCGCCTCCGATTGCAGCCTCTCCGCCACCACCACCAAACATATCCATCATGTCCATGTTCATTGAGGGTCCGTCTTGACCGCTTGAGCTTTGCTGCTGCTGTTGTTGCTGCTGGGCGAGTCCGGCGTTGAACTGCTCAAGAATCTCATTAAATTCTTCAAGAAACTGCGCGTATTCCTCTGGAGTTTCTGGAAACCCTTCCGGTGTCATTTTCTCGTTCCTCTAATTTGTTTACGACGGCGCTCAAACGGCTTGATAAGAAGGTTGGTTTGGTCATGTAGACAAGCCAAGCGTGCGCATCGTCGAACAGATGTGGTATCGGTCCTAAAATATCATAACCCATACCTTGGTGCAAGGATAAGAGCTTCTCCTGTTTGGTGATTCCCAGGATTAGCTTTTTGCCCATAGCAAACAGAAGTGAATAAATGGAGTGCAAGATCTGGCCTTGGCGTTTCTTTCCGCGCAAGGTTGGATGGCACCAGGATGAGAAGAAGACTGCGTTCGCTGAAGTGTTGACCGGCTCCGCCCAATGAATGCTTTCTATGTTCTCATGCCATGTGGTATAAAGTGCCATGTTTGGTTGGCGCAAGACGGAAAACAGTCCTGATAAGGAATGAGCGTTGGAAGCAAAAAGTTGCTGAAGCTCATTGCTTTCACACAAGCTGTCCCACCAAACGGCAATTAGCCTGTCTTCCAAGGACGAAGCTTTGTAAAGCTCAACGCCAAGCTGCTTCAGCTTTTCTTGTATTTTCTCAAACTCCTCTAACACCTTCCGACTCCTCTTGGCTGACCTCAATGTCAACATAAATTCCTTTGATTTCAATACGTGTGGCAACCGAGCCGCTGACTCGCACTCCTAAACGGCGAGCCTTTCGATTGACTGACACAACGCCCGTGCTGGAGATAAAACCGTAAGTTTCAGCTCCGTACTTGAAACTTCCGTAAAGCTTTGCTCCAGCCCCTTCTACAGCGACGGTGCCAAGATTAAGCAATACGCCGTCTAAGAAAAGCTTAAGAGTGTAGGCGTCTCCACCTGTGTCGCCATCAATGTAAATCCAATTAATTTGTGCTGCCTTATCCGCTCCAAGAATGATATGGTTCGGCTCAAGCTCGAATTCAATGTCCGCTCCATTATCGTCTGTGCTTCCTTCTTTCTCGAAATCGACTATTTTGTTGCCGACTGTCGCGCCTAACTTGTCAATCTCCGAGGCGTAGAACAAAGCTTCTGTGGTAACTCCTAAACTGCGCCAAGCCTTTCTTTGTGATTCAATGTTTACGGCCAAAGTAATTGCACTTGTGTTTGACAGGATGTATTCCCCACGAGCATACACGCCAATGCTTGGACTGAATGAGCCAACGCCGCCAAGAGATTCACCACGAAAAACGCGGCTGATCGCTTGATAGTTAATAAGCTCTGAACGATTGCCTGAGAAGATACGAGGGCCGTCTTCTGCGACGTAAGCGATTCCGCCCGGAACGTTGACTACTGTTCGTGGAACAGTCGTGCCGGGGAGTCCGTAGATCTCGCGTGCGATATACGGGTTGGTCCCAAGAATGTGAAAGATGCGTGTTTTAGTAAAAACAACAAGGTAGCCAGCCCAACCTATAACTTTTTGGCAAGGATCATCATCGCTGCTGACTTCAATGAACCCTTCCATTGACTCAGCGCGTCCAATGGGTGAGTAGTAAAGGCGACCGCGTTGGCCGGAAGCAGTTGATAGCCAGAACATCGAAGCGTTGTGAGGCCCGAAGAAATCTCCGAAGCTGACTTCTGGCGCATCGTTGTCCACTGGAAGCTCGGTGGACGAAAGGCCAGAGTCGGCTATGTCATCCTCATAAGTGGTGGTTACGTTGTCATCTATTGTGTCAAGCAAAAAGAAAGCAGTTCCGCCGTCTGCCGTTCTCCAGACCTCGCGCTGATCCACTTGGCTGTCCGCAGAAACAGGAATGCTGGACAGATCCACCTTCTTGCTCGCTACTGTGATTTCCTCATAGACAAGCGTTGAGTTCGAACGATGTCCCGTCGTCGTGTTTCGAAAAGTAATGTGGTACCTAACAGTACCATCCACGTTCCCCGCAGCGCCCTCAGCAGAGGACAACCCTGACCCAGGAATAGCCAATCCCCAATTGGTGGGGGCGCCTGTCGTGTCCAATTTGAACAAATTGGAGCCTTGATCACCAACGAACAAGTAGTCAACCTTGCCTGCGGTCGGTCCCATTTTGGCGAAGGTCAAATACGAGCCGCTGAGTCCTGTCTTTTTTGAAACCGCTGCGCGGTAGCATACCGTGGTGGCACCAGAATACCATTGCCCGCTAAAGTAAAAGATGCTGTGTGCATCTATGTCAACCAGCTCAGCGGACCCGTTGCGTGCTTTGCCCAAAGACAAAGGATGAACGCCTTGAGCGCGAAGCAGCTTGCCAGACGGAATTTTCTCCGGCGCTGAGTCTACGTGGATTCCTCCCGAAAAATTGTTCCAAGCAATGATCATTGGTCTGCCTTAATTTTTGCTGTTTCGTCATGCAGCTTAAGCATTCCCTTGCCAAGCGCAGAAGCTAATTTACCTGACGCACGTTCCATCGAACCAACGTCTTCATTGCGCTGATCTTCAATTGCGGCTTGGACGCGTATCAGACCTTTATTGACAGCGTTGATGTTGTTAATCATGTGAGCATAAGCGCAGTCAACTCTCTGCTCTCCACTTTCGGTGTAAAGTGTGACGCGTAGCCCACACTTCTTTCCTTTCTTCTCACACACCCCATCACAAAACATCTTGATCTCCTCCCGTTGAAGCAAAAATTTCATCAATCAAAGCTACTTCGTCAAGCAGCGCCTGGCGTTTGTCACGCAGCGAAACGATCTCGCGCCTGCGAGAAGTTCTCAAGCTTCGCAGAAGCTCAAGGCGTTTAGATTGACGTTCCACATTAGTTCTCTCTCCGCTGTATTGATCGCAGTAACGAAATTCAAAAACGACTTCTTTTCCTTGAAGCGCCACAGTCACTGCGTCGTATGCTTTAAGCCTTTGATATTCAGCTAAAACGTCTAACATAAATCACCTATGTTTTCTTGATAATAATTCCAACCGCAGATCGTGCGCGGAAAGTCGCCCCATGATTATGCGCTCCATCGCCACCAACTGAAGTAGAGGTTTTGTTGTATAAATCAGAGCTTCTACTCGTGTTGCCTAAGTTGCTACCCTCTATAATATTACCTTTGTAAGATGAAACAACGTGTGTATGAGCAGGCATTTCATCTACGATCAAAGTATGATCAGGTCCGGTGTGCGATCCTGCGACATTCCCCCCACTCACATCCCACGCCTCCGAACCGCCTTTGACCGCTAAGCCTGCGTCGGTTATGGCAGCAATTGACCAGCCCGTAGGTGCTATGCTCGCATAGATCCACAGCTGTCTGCCGGATGCGAAGAAATTCGCAAGGATATAGTCATGAGAGGACGTGACGGCAGAGGAGTCAATGCCCACCTTAGCCTCAATCGCTTCGACTGCTCGACGTAAATCATTTACATGGTCATCATCAACATCATCAACAGCATCAGTGACATCACCGAGGCTATCCAATGAAGTTGGGAAATCGGTTGATCCCGCCATTGTTTCCTCCTAAGCTTCAGCCAGTTCTTCAATCTCCGCAAGCTTCTCGCTGATCCTAAGCAAAACAATGTTAAGCTCATCGAAAGCTTTGCGCGTCTCTTCATCTTGGCCGTTATAGGTTATTTGGTATATTTCTTCAATGTCTGCCATTTTATTTAATCCCAAGCATCGCGCCAAGCATTTGTTGAATGGATGCGCAAGCTTCAGCGAACAAACCGTCTTCGTGGTCGCTGATATATCCAAATTCCTTTGCTAAAGATGCAAAAGCGATGTAAAGCGCATACCATTCTTGAATGGCTGTGCTTGCCGCGTCACCCCCAAACTGCCTTCCTTCCCCCGAATTTGCGTCAGGTATTGGGAACAAACGAAATTCACGCGAGTCCTGTTCTTCAAGCAGATATGATAGAGGATCGTCCTCGATCGTGCGCCAATCAATGTCATAAGCTTCAAGCTCATGCACATGGGCCAATGATAACTGGCGAATATCCACCGCATTGACACCCGAAAGTTGTGTGATGGTGCTGTCAATCGCATAAACACCAGTTGAGGCTACAAGGTTAAAATTTGCAAAAGCAAAGAAAGGCGGCTCGGCTAAGTTTGCTAAGCCATCCATAACCTCATCAAAAAAAGATGCGATTGTTGTTGCATCGGCTTTGTTTTGGCAGAACATTTGTGCGAGGGCGATTATCTCAGCTTTGGTTGTGGTCATACATACCTCTTAACGCGCTCGGCAAAAGACGTAATGCGTAAATTAAGCTCGGTGTACCGATGTAAAGCGACCAGCAAAAAGATTTCAGCCAAATCGATGACCAAATCAACATCCTCATCGGGAAGCTCAAACGTGTGGTCGTTCGCGGTCATCGCTGCGATAGCCTTTACGAAGGTGACTTCGACGCTCGATGCACCAACTTTCCCCGGCCAAACGATAAGATGCGTTGCACCCATTCGTCCCCAAGCTTCAAAGCGAGTGCTGTAGTCACTGCGCCAGGTGCGTGAGTACTCAGCAAAGTTTTTCCAACTACCTAAGTAACGCAAAGTTCGGTCAGACTCCGTAACGGAGATCACACGCATGGCGGAAGGCAGATCGTCTCGCATATCATAGATACGTATACCGAGTGTCGTAGTCAGCGTTTCGGTGTCCACAACTCGATGAAGCAACAGATTAACTAACTGCTCACACTTTGAGATGATGCCATAAATGTTAGTAACCGAAAATGCAACAACACCAGTCATCCGAACGCGAGTGAGAAGGTCAGTTCTTGCTGCTTCAACTGTTGTTGACATCTGTTCTCCTTAACTGACTGCGCCGTTTACAAAACGCCTCCAATGATCAAGGCCCAAATCCAAGTGGTGCTGAATTTCTCGAATGTCTGCAATCGCTGACGTAAAATCAAAGGCTGCTAAGTTTTGAGTAAATGATCCCATGAGTTGCGCAAACCATGTCGGCTGCGGACCTGTTGGATCTTCAGCGCCGTAGACAGGTATCGGCTCAGGTGGCTTAGAGTCAACAAAGCGTGGCTGGCTCAAAGTTCCGAAGCCGGAAGTCGCTACCGCTGATCCGCCGGAAGTCGCTACAGGAGGAGAACCAAGTAGTGTCTGTAAAGTTGCTGGGTCTACATTCTCATATCCCATAATCTTAACCCGGATACGACCAGTTTGAAAGTACGTGGTCGCGTGCGGTTACGATGTCACCTGTTCGACGATGACCGCCGTACATGGATAGTATGAAAGTTCTGTCGTCGCTTCCCTGATCGGTTCGAACGGCTTCTTTTATTCTGCGTTCGTAGACGGTTGCTTGAGCAAACTCGTCGTTTCGCCAAGAGTTTGCGCCTTCATGATCTCCTTTCATCCGCGCCTTTGACTTCATGTAGCGGTAAGCGTCGATCAAAGCACCTTCCTTTAGAATGTAAGGATCTATTTGAGGCGGAATGGTGCTGCTGATGGCAAGCTCGGTCGGCAAATCCCAATAGACGTAGTGGATGATTTCTGAGTTGGCGCTGTACGGATAAAACTCAACCATGACATAGCCGTTTGAGTCAACACCTATTTGCGCTACCGTCGTCGGGTATTGAGAGGTTAAGATGCGCCCAGGCGCTTCTCGGTCCAGTTGTTCAAGAGGGATAGGAGGACCGAGTAAAAGGCGTAGGCGAGTTAGAACAAAGTCTCCCAGCCAACGAGCGGTTGTGTCTAAAGGATGGTAGCGTTTGGTCAATTTGTAAGAACCAGCGGCTACAGCGTCTTCCGAGAAGTTTGTCGCAAGCACAAGGTTTGTGTCGTCTGTGATTGACGCGATTTTGTACCACGCAGACGATGGTTTCAGTGACCAGTATTCCTGAGTTCCGTTGCCAGGTGTGGTGTTCCACGCGCTACCTACGCCCACGACGGCTGTTGAGTCACGCGTGGTGGTGATGGTCCCGGTGTCGTAGGTGGCTGGTATCTGGATCTCACCGATCTTGCGTAAGTGCTTGAAACGCACGCGGGAGACGAGCTGCTTGTAACGATTGTCTATCCAGCGAACGGCGAGCAAGTAACCTTCGTCAAGCGCCAAAGAGCCTATGATGTCGCGGGCTAACTCATCGACGGTTGCCATTTATTTCTCCTTCTTCTTAGCCTTCTCCTCTTTTTTCTTTGCAGGCGCTTTAGGTGACTGGTTCGAGCGAAAGCGCACCGCAGGCTTCCTGAATTTAGCCATTACTTCTTCTCCTTTTTCTTCTTTTTCTTTTTTGTCGCTGCGGCTTTTGCTTCGGCAGCTTCAACAAGAGCAGAAACGCCCTTGGCGACGAGATTTCTTACGCCAGAAGGCAGCTCATCAATTTCGTGCAAGCCGCTGTAAACTGCCTCAACTAATTCCGGTATGGTCTTTCCGTCTTTAACTCGCATTATGCGCTCCTTGCTTTTCGCACGCGGCGCTGTGCTGACTTACCAACATGCTTTGGAAGTTTACGTGATTTCGTGGAAGTGTAGTCTGACAGTTGAGAGTCAGACATGGACGCAGCTATCTGCTTTACTTTGTTGCGTATTCGCGCAGGGAGGTCTTTTTCCTTCACCTCCCCACGCTTGTACGCAAGCGCCATACCCATAATACCGTGCTGCGCTTTGGATTTGGCTGGCATCGTCCTCACCTCCTACTCATTTACCTTTTGGGGAATGTCGTCGCTTTACCTTTTCGAAAATGTCGTCGCACTTGTCCATGACGTCGTTCACCTTGTCCGTGATGTCGTTTAACTTATCCAGCACATCGGTTAAGTCAAGCACAATATGCGCACGAACACCACTACCACTACACTCAGGACATTCAACTTTGGTGACAGTTGCAGAATCTTCAAACGTAATAAATTCACCCGTTCCCTGGCACCGTGGGCAAGCTTTGGTTAGTTCACGAGGCATGTATAATCACCTCCCGTTAAGTGTGATCAGCAAACCCTGCGATCAGATTGTCGGCGTCAGTAGAACCTTCATAGTTATACCCGCAAAGAATGTTGGTATCTTTGCCGTTGGTACAAATATCGGTTACACCGCTGAATGAGCAACGCGAATCAAAATAAAACTTTTGGTTGCCCAAGCCAGTTCCGTCGATGGCAAGAGTCATGGCGGTTCCGATGTTCACAAATTGGCAATTAAGAAACCAGACCACTCCGGTTCCGTTTCCAGCCACCGTTTCGATGAAGTTCCCATCAGCGCCTGCGTCTTGGTTGACAAGAAATATGCAGTCTTCAAAGACCACACGGCAGGAGCGGTCAGATGCCCCGTAGATGCGAATCAAGTCCACTGCACCCATCGCTACGGTGTCGCCACCGAAGAAGCACTTATGGAAATAACCTTCTCCGCAGTTCAGGCGAATCAAGTCGTAGCCTGAAGTGTCGAACTCGGTTGCGTGTGCGGGAAGGAAATGGCAGTTGTGGAACGAGTTACGATCACCACTCACAGTCAAGCAATTCAAGTTGGTCGCGCTCCCGCGTCCATGCATGAAGTACAGATTCCAGAATGAATTGCCGTAACCTGACACGGTTAGCAAGGTTGCAAAGTTTGCGCTGTGTCCGATGCGAGAACGCATGTTCATGCGCTGCGGAGGATACATGCCGACCAGATGAGCCAAGTTCAAGTCCCAGGTGATACCGGCGGCTTGAGAGTGGCTGTCGGGGGACAGCAGCATCACATCATTTCTGCCTGTGGTCATTAACCCCTCGGCGGTTGTGATGGATGTGTGCGCACGGTCAGGGTCCACGAGGTCCGTCCAGTAGGAGTAAGGTTCGTAAGCGCCTGAGCGTGTGACCATGTGAACCTCACCGATGCCGGGAATACCCATGCCCGCAAGTGTGGCTGCCAACAGTTTAATACGTTGTTTCATGAGAAAGTCTCCTTGTTTTCACGAATTTAAGAGTTTATGTAATTTAGCCTGTGCTGCCGTCAACGCCTCTCCAGGTAGCAAATCCCTTGGTGTGACGCTGGTAGACCGTGGCGATTGCATTCTTTGTCCACGGATCATCGAACATATCGAAGATCGGATGATCTCTCCAAAGAAAGTTCACGTCATGCTGGCCCTTGGAAGCGCACAGATACCAGTAAGTGGAAGTGGTCAGGTAATGCACCACCATCCAGGTTAAGTCTTCTTCGATCAAGGCGTTGATTTCATTGTCTGAGGTGTACGCCTTTTGAGGAGATCCAAGGATCTCGCGGGCCACGAACTTGTTCTCCGGGGCCAATATCAGCATCGAAGGAGTCATCAAGCGCGGAAGGTTGCGCTCATCGGTCATGTTCTCAAAGCGGGTGATTGCATTTTGCAGGCCCGTTTGTGAGAAGCTGATGTCCGGGGAAGGACGGTTTGCGCGGGAAGTTCCGTCAAGGCCGGTGTGCGCAGTTGAGCACATGGCTTCGGCGGCGGTGAAACCTGGGTATGAAGTGGAGAATGCGTTGTTTAAAACGCTCCAGGCGTCTACTTCCTGCCGGTTGCGGGATGCGCGGGCGAGTTCTCGAACCATCTCACGCATGATGCCGTATAGCTCGTCTCGCCATGCTTCCCAGGTAATTTCCACAGCCATCCCGAAGGGAGCTGCGGTGTAAGTTTTGGTGGACCCCATTAAAATGTCGTCCATCGTGAATTGCTCACCTTCATCCTTGCCGGGGAGCGTTCCCAGTCCGCTGACCTGTTGGTCAGTCAAAGGATTCCACTCCATGTCCTCTACGTTGAAAAAGATCGGGTACTCCAAAGGACGTTCCTTTCCCGTTTCCACGTAGACTCGACGTAAATCAGGAGCAAGCAGTTCAGCTATTGCACCAGTGTTTGTAGGCATTTTCAGTTCCTCCTAAAGTATTTGCTTGGCTCCTCTTTCTTTCTCTCTCCAGTGAAAGGTTTGGTTATAAGCGCATTTGGTTCCAGGTGTCTCGCACCATGAAACCGACTTGGCCCCCGGATGTGCCAACGGCCTCAATCAGTTCTGTGACAATTACGCAGTCGCGTGAGCTGGCGGTGCCTTTGTCAACGCCGTAATGGGTGTCGCCGGATAGTTTGGCAAGGCCCATGGCGGCACCAAGGTCAGTTTGAGCGATGGTGGCAAGCCCTGGTGTCGCGGTGTTGATCAGTTGGCCTTTGAATGTCATGCCCGGAAGCGCTGGAGTGACACCTACTTTGCTCGTGTTTGAGGCATCGGCGGCTCCGTCTTCCTGCACGAAACCAATGATGTCAGCGGCTGCCGTGTCGATCGCAGATGAGCTGGAAACGCTTGCGATCGGTGATGCGGCTAAATAGCCATCTCCGTCAATGTAAACCGGCGCACCTTTTTTGTATGCAGCCGATGCTTTTTGGGCAACCTGCAAGGAAGGGGTGGAGGACAACCCCAAGCGCCGATGAGGTTCAATCCTTTTAGTTACAGTAGCCATTATTTTTTCTCCTTAGATTTTTTCCTCTTCTTCTCCGTTTTCTTCGATGGTGCGGGTTTTGGATCACCTCCTTTTTGTAAGTCTTTAAAGGTGTACTTTCGTGAGTGTACGTTAAACGGGTCAGAGCCGATGAAATTAACTGCTGACTTGTCCCCTATAGCGTTGGCATAGGCGAGCCAGTTGTGAAGAACTTTATCACGCAGCCATCCGGGTTGGACGACGATGTGATTCGGGCGGGAGAATATTTCTTCCAGGCGGCGTTCTATTTCAACCTCGTCGCGGGTCTGCGGTGTCTCCCACCAAGGATTGTCGCCGGGGATCTTTTCTTCCATCTCAGTGCAGGAGCGTTTGACGAACACAGTGTCTTGAAGGTATTTGCCTTCTATTTCTTCCGACGGTAGGTAGGTTCGAATCATGTACGTCATGATTTCTTTGATCTTTAACGCTTCTTCGAGAGATGTAGCGTATTGGAATACTCCGTATGCTTCTGACGTTTGATGGCGCACATCCACTCCGGCTTTTCCTGGGAGGGGATTGATGAAATTGTAGACAAAAGGGACGACATTCATCAGGTTGTAGAGCTGAATCATCTCACGCACGTTTCGTGGGCGTGTAACGCACTTCCAACAATGGTAGCGGCAAAAGCTGTGAATGATGCCAATGTCCGTGAAGAAGATTTCTTGCCACAGCACGCAGTTGCGGCAGTTCATGGATGCGCCAACGTGCAGCCAGAATGGTTTGGTGAACTGTGACGTTTGGACTTCAAGGCGTCCTTCCACCATCTTGACTTTTCCGGTTCGAATGATCATGTCGATCTTGTTGGCTATCGTTTTGTCAAACCAATGCTCATACCACATCAGGTGCCTCCTTTCGGAAGTCCTGGGACGGTTCCGCTGCGCAGCATTGAGTCAACGCCGGAGGCTGCCACGTTACGTGCTCCAGTTTGACGAGAGCGCTGTGCCATGGTGTCCATCAACGAAGAGCCGCCGCGTCCTGCGCTTATCTCACTTGCATCTTCATGAACAATGAAGCCTTTTGAGCGGTACTTTTCGCCCATTTCGCGTAAGGCTCCTTTGATTCCTTTTTGTTGGGTGAGGCGGCGATACTCTTGCGCCTGTTCGAGTTTTACGAAGCGATCTTCGGGGATGCGCATCAGAATGGTGTCGCCGATTTTGCGGTAGCCACGCGCATCTTTAAGGGCCACGCACTCAGGCATGTCACTTTGAACGACTACCCAGCCAAGGCGAGACTTTTTAACGATCATCTGCCCGTTGAGTCCTTCGTAAACCCACATGTAGCGGTAGCCAGCAACGCCGTCGTCTACCTGAAGTTCGTTTATGTGCTCAAGAATGTCCCAGTCCGGCTCGATCTTGGATGGATCGAAGGCGTGGACTTCTTGTTCGGCAGAAGCTTCTTCTGCGGCTTGTTCAAGGTTGTCTTTGCGTTCTGCAAGCTGCTCGTCTCGCTTCCAGCCTGCGGGTTCAAGTTCCGGGTCAATGTTGGCTGCTTCCTCAGTGTTTATGATGCGAATGTTGTCGTCTGTCATTTTATTCTCCCTCCTCCTCTAAGTACTCCTTGTTCTTCTCATAGTAGTCGTCCCAGCCTTCGTAGCCAAGACTGCGGTAGTAATTTTCTGGCGTTCGATGGCGCGAGCCTTTGATTGACTTTAACGCGTCAGCGGAAAGTACGGCGTCAGGAGCCGGAGTTGCGCCAGAGGTTCCTGAGCCTGCGTCTCGTCCACTGTGACTTCCAGCGGCTGCGTCTTGGGTTGCAGTTTCCTCGGCTTCGCGCAGCCAGACTTGCTTTTGAGATTCTTCAATCTTAGGTAAGTTTTCGCCGACTGCAAGGTTATACGCACCCATTTTCGCCTGCGGGTTCATGCGCTGTTCAGGGGCAAGCTGCCCGATGTAGCGCTCATAGCTGTTTTTGACTTCAGGTAATGTCAAGTGCGGCATCTTGCCTGACGTTATCTCGGTTGATAGGGCATCGAGTGTTTGAATGCCCGCATCCATTCGAGCGTCTGAAGTCGGTATTAAAGTTTGGCCGACAAGTGTGCTGCGTTCGGCCATAAGGCGCTGTTGCTGGCTCATGACTTCGCCCATCCCTTTTCCGGCGTATGCGGCTTCATCTGCCTTTTTTGTGAGGTCTTGAAGCTGTGTGTCGATGGCTACGATTCGGTCCTTTGCCTCTTTGTGAGGATCAACAGGAGCTGCGGCAGGCGCGGCAGGCTGCTGGTATGCAGGCTGTGCCGTCTGGAGGTTTTCCAGTGTTCGTGCCATGCCGTCAAGCTGAGTTCCCATTGCTTTAAATTGCTCCTCGGTTACGTACTTCGGTTCTGCCGTTGCTGCGGCTGCTGCGTCCGCTGCGGCTTTGTCCGCTGCTGCTGCGGCTGCCTCATCCTCTTTGCTCTTGAATAATCCCATTTTGTTCCTCCTCTCTCTCATACATTTGAATTTGCTGCCTGAGCTGCTTCCAGGCGTTCGACTCTCCTGCGTGAACGCGAGCGATGTCTGTTTCGCCATTTTGAATTGCGTCACGCATCTTCCCTAAAAGTGTTGCTTCATTTCGGTTCACGTAATCCATAAATGACGTGTAGGATGATGTGTCTGACAGTATTCTCTCAATCCATGCTGGTTTATCCAACTTCTCCTCCTCACTTAAATGGGCTTTTGTCTTCTTTCATTCGCATTATAGCATGTTCAACTGCTTTTTTAAAGATCGCAGGTGGTATAGGTCGTTTATTTGGGATAATGTCGTCGCGCATGAGGCCCAATTCTTCCTCAGATAAACTTGGAACGAGTGTTGGTATTTGTATTTGCCTTCCATCAAAACCTACCCCGATACTGTATTCAGTTGCTGTAGCACCAGAAGGTAAGTTTATGGTTCCAAAGTATCCCGGCCCTTTCAAAGTTCCGTCTGCGCGATAAGCATTTTTCTTATCACGATAAAATGACGTGCGACCTCTATTGGGCATTTTGGCCCCCTTGCGCCGGTTGATCTATGCCGCCTTCTGGTGCGCTTTGTCCGCCTGCGCCTGCTTGCTGCATTCCGCCGAGCAGTTGTAGGACGGCTTGACGTGGCCGGTCTGCGGTTGCTTGGTCGATTGCTTCTTCGACTTCTATCATGAAAAGAGCAGGGTCGCGTACCTGGTCAAAGGTGCGCAATGTGCGTTCTATCACTTCTCCGGCTGACTCTGCGATCTGTTTGGCAACGTCCGCTATTACCGGAGGGGTTTGCGGGTTGGCGGCTATGGTTATTAGTTCCAAAGTTTTCTGGTAGTATTGAGATAAGATGCCGACCAGTTGAAAGGTTGCTTGCCGTTCGGCTTCTTTGTTCACCATAGCGGAGGCTGCTGTGAGTTCCACTACGACTCCTTCGTCGAAATCTTCGTTTCGGAGTAAGGAGATTACGCGGTATCCGTCCTCGGCTCCAAGGATTCGAACGATGTGGGCGAGGACTTTTGCGCGTCCGCTGAGTACCTTCTCCTGGTAGCGGTATAAGGCTTGACGCACGGCTGCTGAAAAGGCTTTTCTCATGCTACCGAAAGCAGGGGTGAAGCGCTTGTTAAACTGTTGAAGCATGGACAGAGCTGTGATGCCCGGAGTGCGGGTTCCCATGTTGCTTCCGCCAGACGGCATAGACATCTCATTTACTCCGACTCGGCGCTCGGCTAACTGGATTACCATGGTTTGTGCATTCCAGATTGAAGGATGTACGTCTCCCATCTGCTCGGATACGAGATCTTCCGCAGGGTTGTCCAATTCAATTACTTTGTTAGGCCAGAGAGTCATGTTTTGAGGTATTTTCCCGGTTGTGCCTTTCCAAATTCGAGCGTTGGACAGTAAGATGTTCAGAGTGCCGTAGTTATGAATGTCGGTTAATTCTTCTTGGTATGGGAGCATCATCTCAAGGACGCCAAGCCCATAGAACAGATGAGAGCGGCGCTGGTAGACCATCTTTTCGATTGGTCGGCGGTCGTAAGGATTGTAGCCTACGTAAAGGATGTTGCGCGATGTGCGGTCCCACACGAGGTACAGATCTTCGTCAAGTCCGTCGTCGTCGATGTCAAAATAGCAGTAGATGTCGAATATTTCATAGAGGTTTCCTTTTCGCTCGATACCGCTCATTTGCTTGCCGAGGGCTTCGCGGAAGGTTCGGACCCAATCCTTCGCACCGGCTGGAGCTATGCCAAGAGTGTTCCATTGATTGGTTTTTGCCATTGCTTCAATGTCCTGAGCTGTGTACCAGAAGCGAAGTCCTATCCAAATGGCTTCGTCCGGGTCGTCTACGGAGCCGCCAGGGGCGAATGTGTCTTCAGGTGGATGGCAGCGCACGCGGGGATGAGCCGCAAGAATCTTGGCTGTCTTGGTTTTCTTTCGGCGCTCTGTCCAAGGGATGTAGAAAATGCCGGTCCCAAGCTGGCAGTCGTCGAGGATCGCTTCGTCTCCGCTTTCTTTTATCCCAAGTTCGTTGTCGGTTATGAAGTTGACGAAACGCTGAAGAGCTTTGACTGAGGCGGATTGCTCCTCATCCTTTTTGCCTTTGGGTACGGCGCGGACGGTCACGAATGGTTCCATGGAGAAAATTGTGTCGTAAGCTTGCGCGTAAATGGCGTCGCAGGCTATTGCGCCAAGAGTGATTTCAATGTTCGGTGCGTTTTCTATTGGGAATGACTTTACAGGATTTTTGGGAACACCTTCATACATACGCAGGAGTTGCCGCCACATCGTTTCGCGGGGAAGGTTGGATGAAATACAGTCCTCAAGTTCGACAGTGATGAAGGACTTTAAGGCGTTCATTCGTTCTTCGCTGAAAGAAATCTTGGCTTCCCTTCGGCTTTTATGTGTGTCACGATACTTCGGCATTTACCTGTCTCCCTCGGTGGTTGATGGAAACTCAATCGCTTTTCTTCTTCGATCTTCGTCGATTAGATGCTGATTCAAATCTCTGTTTAAATTGTTCATGTAAGGGCATCCGATGTTGCAAAGAAGTTCACACTTCATAATAGTTTTTGCTGAGACATTTTTCTGCTTCAATAATTGGGACAACTCTTGAGCTTCACAATCCCCTTCCATATCAATTAAAGTCATTCTCAAAATCCAAATTC